AGGGCAGTATATCTCTGCTCTATCTGCTTTTTGTCGATCTCACATTTGCTTTTTAGTTCAGAATAGAGGCTTGTGTATTTGATGAGGTTCTCTTGTGTGCTTTTCAGCTCTGTTCTGCATTGAGATAGTCTTTCAGTAGCCCGCAAGTGCATTTTGCGTTCATGAAGCAACACTACAATGAACAAAGCATACACAAGCACAAAAGCAAGGAGAATAGCCAGTCTCATGGGAACCTAAACCTCGTCCTTCTCCTTACCGTGCCACCAGATCCACCACTACTGCTATTGCTGAAATTGTCTATCCAATCGTCCCGCCTCTTCCTTGCTAAAAGCCTCAGTGTCCTCTTAATTACTACATCGTTAGCTTTACGGTTAGCTGAAAGCCTCAGGGTTCTCGTGATTTGCACATTATAGTTCGCCATTTTTAAACCCTCGTCAGTTCTAAGATGTAAGTAAATGTAATTGTGTCTCCGATGAGGACATTAATCGGAGTAGCAAGCACAGAACGATCAAAAAAGTGCCATACGCTCGTGTTAAAGTTAAAACTCCACGCCGCATGCTCTGAAACGGTAGCGGGTGCAGAGTATGAGAGCGTAGCGACAGAACGCAGTCTGTATATTTGGTTTACGGTGTCAAAAAAGTAGTCGTAAGTAGAAGCTTGCACGGGTGTGGTCTGGATCGGAGATTGTAATGCTGTGTCTGTAAAGCTCTCAGGATTTGTCCCCGTTCCAGATGTGTGCCCGAGAGCTATGTGCCAGCGATGGTCTCTAAGGAAATCATTATCGTTGTTGCGGAATCCTCCAAGCGCTTTTAAAAGCGTGATCATGCCTCTGTTTGTAATGAGTTTTTGACTTTGCAGTCCGTAGTCAATCACTTCTCCGTCTCTTGTAATTTTCTTCGCATAAAGTTTGCTTCCCACGATAAGCAGTTCTGCTTCGGGCATTATTAGTTTTCTAAAAACTCTTAAAAGCTTGTGTCTCATTTATTCCACCTCCATGACTCTGATTTCTTTGTTGCTTGCATATGCATAGACTTCAAAGCCGGGTAGGAAGTTAAAGGAAAGGGTGTCCCCGGGCGAGAGTCTAAATCCGTTTGCATCATCTACTGTGCTGTTTCCGACATAGACATCGCTGTCAGACACGTTCTGAATAATCACCCATCTTGCCTCGGGATCAAGGTCTATTTTCACTCTACCGTTTACAGTTATTGCCCTTGTCCTGATTATTCTCCTTAAAGTTTCTTGGGTTAAGGGTCTGTATTCATAACTCATAGTAGCCTCCTTTTAGCTTGTGCCCTGATCAGGGCGAACAGATAGATGTCGTTGTTTGTATATTCAACAGAGAAGTCCGTCAAGGGCAACTTGCTGTAAATCTTCTGCAAAATTGCATCAACTTCAGACTGAAACTCATCAAACTGAGAAATCTTCTTTTTCAATGCTACGATGATAACAAAGCTTGAGACTACGCCGTTTCTGTCTATCTGTTCTCTTTCTAAGAACACACTCATAAGCTTTTGAACATCTGCACGGAGTTCTTCTGGGTTTTTGTATCCGAGGGTGTGGGTGTAGTCTGGAAATAATGCGTTCAGTTGGGCATACAAATCCAGAAGCCTCATGCCCTCTTCACCTCGTAGGCTTTAGGTGCGGTTGGAGTTGTAGTCATTGTCTGTACGTTGAAAAGGTTCTCTAGTTCGTTTTGCATTTTCAAATACATATCGGACTTCTCGTAGTATTTGCTGTCTTCCGACTGCGCTAATCTCAGATACAGTCTTCTGAGTGCTACGATTTTTGCGTATTCTTTTGCCCATTCAAGCCCTGCGGAGTTGAGGTCTTCGGGTTGGACACCGAATAAGGCTAATATTCTTTCTGTGTAAACATTAGCAAAGCTTATATCAGTATCACCGGGGCTTATAGGTTCATCAGCAAAGTCTGCGTGTGTGATAAACACAAAACTCATATCACTCCCTCCAAAGCTTTCATGAACTCTACAGCCACCCTCTTGGCTCTATCCTGCAAATTTGCAAAGAAGAAAGGATAGGGTTTGCTTCCGGGATGGCTGACTTTCTTTCTAAAGATGTAGCCTTCGGGAGTGGGAATTTTCAAGGCTTTCCTCCTTTTTGGAAGTATAGTATGTGGTTTTGTTCCGAACTCCACATATTTGGCGTAATCTGCTTGTGCTATGATGCGTGCAGAGTTCTCTGTTGACATATACCATGTAATAGACCTTTGCAGGTTCCCTGTTCTCGGTGTAAAAGCCCGCCCGCTGTCTATCCAGTCATGGATGTCTCTTGTGTATGTTTCAGCCGCTATCATTATTGCCCTCCTGAGACTTTTTTCTACCACGCCTTGCTGGAGTATCTGCGGAAGTTTCTTTACTTTCAGTTCTATCTTCATCTTCAATCACCTCTATCTGATTGCCGTATATGGCTATGAGGCGCCTCAAGAGTTGCTCAGGGACAGGATCCACGGATACACCGTCCTTAAAGTGTATAACGCCCCCGGGGAAGTAGAGAGGGCTATTGCCTTGCCAAGGGATTTTCACTTTTTTCATGATTAATTGCTAACGTTGATTATCTTAGCTACATCCCACTTGTTTTTGCTTGCCATAGAGACATACCACTTCAGTCTCCATTTCCTCGCATCCTTGTTTTCAAGCCTTCCTACCTCTTCTATCACTACGCCAGCATTGTCCCCCATGTAAACCCCGTGTACTGCTGTTTGTCCAATTCTGACTGCATACACAGAGGTTAGACCGTCTGCAGTAATGGGGATGTATTCATTTTTGAGGATTGGAATGCCGTTGTAAGCCAAAACGGGTCTTCCGAAGTTAGGCAACATCACATGTTCAGGATTTACATACAGAGTTCTAAGCAATGCTTTAATGCTGAGATATGTGCGTGGATGCACTATGATTGCGGTAGGTTCTGCTCCAGCTGGGAATTTCTCCAGTAGTTGATCTAACAATTGGAACGAAATAGGAGCACCACCCGAGCCAGCATCCACGACCATGCTCGGGTCTACGAACTTGTCAAGCCCATCGAACTCATGAGGGTTTGTGCTGTCTCCTCTGATGAACAGTCTCTTGAATGCCCTTGTGATTGCTTCCGATGCGGCAAGAGTTTTCTCAAGCACACGGTCTACAAGCTGTTCTACCGCAGTGGCTTCAAAGTTGTAGACCACCACATCTGCGGCGATCATGGAGATTTTGTTTTGCATTACAGTGCCCACTACGTCCACTTCGGGTATAGTTCCATACGGATCCACAACGGATGCAGTGGGGACCTCGCCAGTCCTATACCAGCTGAAGATATTTGTCGCGCTTCTCGTGAAAGGTAAGAGGGCGAAGAGTTCGTCCTTGTCTGCCATATACTCGATGACCGCCCTTTCTGTGCTTTCTGCGGAAAGCCTGCCAGCTAAAACTTTCAATACACTCATTTCACACCTCCTTTAGTTTTTTGCATGTTAGGCGCCTCCTGAGAGAAATCTTTTCAAAGCTTGTTTTAGACGTTCTTCAGGGCTTTGCGGTTCTGTTTGTTCTGTAGTGTGTGGTGCACCAGACCCACCGACCGCCCGGACAAGGAACGGGTTCTCATTCAAAAACTTCTCAATAGCAGTATCCACATCCTCGCCGTCTATAAGCACCTTGCCATCTTTGACTTCTATCTTCTTTTCTGCTTTCAGTAGCTTTAATGCCTTATCTGCGTCTATCACCTTCCCCGCAAGCTTGTTTTTGACTTGATACTCAATAAGCAGTTCTTCTTTCTCTTTTTGCAGTTGCTTTAGCTGTTCTTTGTATTGTCTTTCTATCTCCTTGACCTTCTTCCTCTCCTGTTCTAAAGCCTCGTAAAGCTTACCCTTTTCCTCTAATATCTTCGCCTGTAAGTCATCCCAGCTCTCAAAGCCAAGATACTTTGCTTGTTCATCCAGATGTTTTCTCACAAGCTCTTCTACATTGACAGTCTCTACCCTTTGTTCAGTTGTTTGCTGTGCTTGAGTTTGTTCTTGTTGCTGTTCTTTCATTTCCTCCATCACTTAATCACCTCCGCAGTATTTGTTGTATAACTCTTGTGCTTTTGCTTTGATACTGTCTTCTCCGTGCATGCCAGCAAGGCGGATTGCAGATCTCAGCATGTAGCAATTAATAGAACCATCTTTGTTTTTGTATGGATAGCGTCTATTTTTCGGGTCAAGGAAGTAGTCTTCGGGCAATTTCTCCCTTTCACTCTCTCTATCCAGCCACTTCAGTCTGTCCGTTGGGATATTACGAACCTCGGGCATGGGATAGAAAGATAGAATTGATGCTTAAAAGTCTTTTCGCATTTTGCGAAAGTGGAGGCATTAAAGCTTTTACTTTTAGATTATGTGATGCTATTACACGACCTTGACGATGTGAAAAAAATTGAGAAAGAGCTTGAGAAATACGACAGGCCTTTTCTGAAAGCAAGCGAGGTAGCACGGCTACTTGGCGTATCGCAGAGACTGGTGCATTACTACTGTCAGCGAGGAGAAATCTTTGCGATAAAGCTCAGCCCACGGAGAACAGAAAAAGGGAAAAAAGGAAAGGGAGGGAGCTGGCTGATTTTCAAAGAAAGCC